GGAGATGGTAGCCGAGTTAAGGAAAATTGTATTTCCACTCAAATACAAGTCGTTCCAGGCCTGTGTTGCACTACCCAAGTCATAAGTTACATTGGCTGCTGGCAGTATATTGCCAGCAAATGTGGTATTAAATCTTGAGAATACCACTGTGTTGGCAGTGTTCTGAATGCCAACAGTGACATTTCCGCCTGAGGTCACAGTGACATTACTGGTACCTAACGAAATATTTGGAGCAGCGGCAGCAATTACACCAGTTAATTGACTGCCATTGCCCACAAAATATTGAGCATAAACTGTGTCAATACGTTGAGTAGATGCACCAATGTCATACACAGCGTCAATGCTGGGCACAATTGAACTGTTTGCCTGAATGTTACCAATACCATTGGCTTTTAACACCAAATTATTATTAACACCAGTAACTGTGATGGTGTTGCCAGAGATAACGACATTGCTGCCTACAGGGCCAGCGGTGTAAATCTCAGTAAAATTTTCGTTTACCGCGGTAAATGCATCGCGTAACGGTTCACCAGTGCCGTCATTGGCGGCAGCACCCGTGTCAATAATCTGTTGTGCCATAGGTCTATAATGTCCTCTGATGTATTTACCAAAAGACTTTGTTTGCTATTTTAGGATAATCTGGTGTAGGTCAGGAAAGCGCCTGACTGTATGTTGATATTTGACGCACTGGTCTGTGCTTGAATGGCCACATTGGCATTGCCAGCACTGTAAATTGTACCAGTAATTCTCACAGATCTAGGTGTGACACCAGTCATGCCTTGTGTGGCCGCTGCGGTGCCCGACACATTGGAGGTTGAAGTGGCAAACGCTGCGGTTTGTGTGGTTTGCGCTTCTACGGTGTAGTAACAAGTGCCTGCATCAAAATATGTACTAAATCCTGTGGTTGTGCCGCCATCTGGCAGAATGGGCATGTAGGCTTCGTATTTGTAAGTATATCCGCCCAGTACAAAGAATCCCAAAGTTCCAACATTGGCTTGCACAGCACTGTTAAATGCCACTGTGGTAGGTTGCCAAACAATGTTTTCTACTCCAATCCCTGTGCCATAACTGTTGCCAGTGACATTGACATTGGCTCCAACAATGTTGCCAGATGCAGTGATGGTACCACTGCGTACATTGCCGGTGGTACTGAAGTTCTGAGTTGCGTTAAAGTTAGACGCAATCATATTACCAGTGGCGCTGACAGCATCGTCGCTGAGAATATTGCCACCTTTGATATTGCCAGTAGCACTCATTCCAGCAGATCCTGCACTCACAGCACCTAAACTTATAACGTTGCCGCCGGTGATGTTGCCGGTAACCGTGGTTACTCCAGCGGTGATCAAATTACCACCAGTGACATTTCCAGTGACCGTGGCCAAGCCGGATGCGATTAAGTTAGCACCATCGATGTTGGCTGCACTAGTGATATTACCGCTGACATAAGCAGTGCCTGTCACTGCCAACGTGTCTAGTGGTGCGGCGTTGGCAATGCCCACATTGCCTGATGCGCCAATCACTGTGATTCTTGTGGTAGGAGTAGCAGTGCTGCCTGTTTGAATTTGTAGATTGGCGTTGCCATTGGTATCAGCATACACCGCCTGAATTCTTGCTGTGATCCTGGCACCAGACCCAGTTGCATCCGATGTAAACCACTCAATAGATCCAATGTTTGCACCCAGTGTAGTAACCGTAGTGTTGGCGTCTGTAAATCTGATCATCTGGCTGGAAGTAGCACCAGTGGTTTGTGTCAATACAATATTGCCAGTGGCCACAGTTAAATTGCCACCTGACAAATTGCCAGTGGCACTTACTTGTCCTGCGGTGTTGACGTTGCCACCAATGACATTACCACTGACACTTTGTAAGCCAGTTATGTAAGAACCTGTTGTGGACCAAACAACCACATTTGATATACCACCAACAGTGACATTGGCATTGCCATTTATCACTGGGATTTCAATACTGGTTGTGCCATTGAAAATCTTATCAGCATTGATGTTACCTGTCAGCACTGCATTACCAGTCACTGTGAGGTTGCCCACAATGTTAACATTGGTACTTTGCAGGGTGACTAAATCACCTGCGTTTATGGTTTCTATGGTGTAATCGCCACTGACACGTTTGACTGTTGACATTTAAAGGTCCTTTGTGTTATTTATGCGGTCAAGCAAGTCTGACATGGGCATGTTTTTTAAATTGGCAATGTTGTTTAATTCTGGTATGCTGGCAGTGGTGTCTCCCATTACTCGATGAAAACTGGTTTTTGGGAAATCTCGACAAATGGTCACAAGTTGTCTAGTCCAGTTGCCCGTAAAGGTGGGCAAACTTGAACTTTTTTTGTAAAATTCTGTGTCAGCATACACGTTGTTAAACTTGTTGTTGACGTTTGGTCCCATATCAAACCCAATGAGATACACTGCCAGGTGCTGATCCAATGCAGCCACCCCCACTGCAATAGGCCCCGAACTGAACCCAAAATAACTTTGTGGCACGGTTCTTGCGCCCAGTCCTGGCAAGGGTTTTCTAGTGTACATCACATTGTTTTGTGCGTATCCTGAGTTTTGTATAACTTGGGAAATTCCCTTGTCCGTACTGATCAGCACATCTGGAACAAACTCTCTGTACAAGGCGTTGCATCCGTAGATTCGCCCACGTTGTTTTAGTTGGTTTAAATCCACTAGCAGCCGGCTGACACCGTTGCCCAATACAAATGCTGCGCTCATAAAAAAGTCCTCCCATTATGTATCTGGGAGGACTTGGTGGTGTTACAAATTAAGAAGTAACGTTGTCTACAATGGCCAGGTCCAACAAGTTTTGTTGACCAGAAGTCACTGTACCAGTGTTGGGGGCGGCTGTGGTTCCTGACTTGATCACTGTGCCTTCGTCGGTGAAGAAGTTGGTGGCATATCGTTTGTCTGCAATCACCGAAGTATCTGCATAGGTTGACCCGCCGGTCCAGTCCAACAAGAACTTGTTGGTGAGTTTGCTGATTGTGGTGGCAGTACTATCACCAATGGTAAACGTAATGGCCATGAGTCCTGCTGCAGGAGTCACATCATCAGCCAGCACACACACACCTACACTGTTGGCTGCACCGTTGCCAGAACCGCCCACTGAAGTTGCTGTGAAAATTGTGCCCAGACCAAAGTTGGCAGGTGCGCCAGCAGCAGGCCAGTCAGTGGTTGTGCCCACAGTGCTGATTTGATAGGCTTGGCCCACCACAAAACTTCCATCGTTGACACCGGTCACATCGCCCACTAGATATTTGTGGCTGCCTTTTTGGCGTATGATATAGCCCTGAGCCACACCAATACCGGTTCCTGAAGGGTTAGCAATGTTCACAATTACATCAACTCTGGGGTTGGTTGCTGAAGGTGTGTCAGTAGGTGCTGCACCGCCCACAACACCCAGATATTGAGTGGTGTTGAGTGTGTCAGCAGTGTTGACCACTGGAGCAGTCAATGATCCAAAGTTAGGAAAAGCAATGTCCACGCTGACGGCTGCGCCGCCATTGCCAGATCCGGTGCTTGTTTTTTGTATTTTAAGAGGACGTCCCATTTTGTTTTCTCCTTAAAGAAGTCCGATGTGGGTTCTAGCCACTACGCGGTAGGGGTTAGTCTTCCGCATAAAACGCAGAATTGCGTTGACAAGTATTTATGGTGAGGTTGAAATAATTCACTGTGTAGTGTACACTGTAAATATTACCATGGACACAAACGAAATAATCACAGACGTTGCTCATCTCATTGAAGAAGGCAACAGACTGCGCGGTGAGAACCGCCCAGACCAAGCCCTCAAATGCTACATGCTGGCCATGTGTCATGATCCAAATTCCGCCGCGGCATTCAACAATTATGGCAATGTCATGCGTGAATGTGGGCAGCCAAAAAGAGGCATACCATTTTTACAATATGCTGCTGAAATAGATCCCAACAATGTCACGGCACGGTTCAACTTGGCGGTGAGTTATCTGATCATGGGCGACTATGCTCGTGGTTGGCCTGCATACGAAGCACGGTGGGAGTACGAACATTTAGCAGGTAGTTTGCCACAGCATGCACAACCTCGTTGGACTGGTCAAGATTTAAAAGACAAAACTATCTTGGTGATAGGCGAGCAAGGACACGGGGACAACATACAGTTCTGCAGATTCTTGTTTAACTTGCATGCGGCTGGTGCTAAAATTTTGTTCCAGGTAACAGATGGTATGATTCCACTACTGTCCAATGCCAGCATCATCAACTGGGTGGGTAGATACACAGATCAGCCTCCTGAGTTTGATTACTGGGTGCCTATCATGAGCATACCCGGAGTACTGGGCATTACCGTGGATAATCTTCCCCGACAGATCAGTTATATCAACGCACAAGACTCACAAGTAAAAGAGTGGCTACAGCGAATGGGTCCTAAAAAACGCATGCGTGTGGGATTTTCATGGTCAGGTCGCAGAGATGCCTGGCTCAATCAACACAAAGGCGTGCCATTTGAAACCATGTTGGACTTGATCAAACGCAACCCTGACTATGAGTGGATCAACTTGCAAGTAGATGCCACTGACGAAGAGTCTGCTGCCATGGCCGAGGCCGGTGTTACCATGTATCCTGGATCTGTTACTAGTTTTGCAGAAACTGCGGCATTGATCATGTGCTTAGATGTTGTGATCAGTGTAGACACTGCTGTCACACACTTGGCAGGCGCATTGGGTCGTCCCACATGGCTGATGTTGCAGTGGTTTGCTACAGACTGGCGATGGATGCTGGATCGTGACTCAAGTCCTTGGTATCCTACCACAAGGATATTCCGTCAACCCTCAATGGGTGACTGGACATCAGTTACCAAGAAGGTAGAACAGTATCTAACTTGGTTCAAAGTATAGCCAACAAAAAAGCCCCTTTCGGGGCTTTTTCGTCCTTCCCATCCCTGGGTTGGATTCTCTGATTAGGAGAATGACAAGTTCGAAACGGCTATCTCGCCCACATAATCTCCGGCATTGCCGAAAGACGATGCAGTGTTTGTCAGTTCGATGTACCCGTAACGAGTCATGAATGACACGACTGGTTCAAATGTGCTTGGATCCAACACAACGCCTGAAGACATCAATGGGATGTATGGGCAGTAGAATGCTGGTGCATCTGCTTCTGAAGAACCTTTGTAACCAACCAATACGCTTTGTGTGTCAGCAGCATAACTGTCGACAAACACACGCATAGAGCCGTTCAATGTACCAACAAACTTGGTGTTGGTAGGTGCTTCAAATGTGCCTTCTGTAGTGCGAGCAAAAGCAGAAGTAGTTGCAGATTGCAACACTGTCAAAGCGGCTGAACTAACTACAGCGTAGTTACCAGCGCCACGACGAGTGCGTTGAGCAATCAAGTTAGCAACACGGTTAACCAACACAGCCAATGCGGCGTGTTCGTCACCAACGAATGTTGCTGTACCAGAAACAGTAGCCTGGTTGTATGTGAACTCAGTAGCAGCCAATGAGCGCAAACTCAAGAGAATCTCTTGGTCAATCTCAG